CAGGTGGTTTCTAACAGAACTCCTTGGCTCTTTGTGGCCAATTGGTTCTTGCCCTTCGAAGATTATCTCGAAGCGCGTAGTTCCTACTCTGATCTTAATATAGTGAGGCTGATCCAAACCGAAAAGGAAACGCAAACTGCTAGTTTCAGCTGCCCCGAAGGGGCTGAGGCATGGAGTAAGTATTTTCGATTCGAAAGATCAATACTACCCGTATCCGGGACGCAGTCCGCTGCTTCTGCAATACCATTACCCAACTTCAAGCCTTTTGAGAAATCATTAGGTTGGGAGCATGTTCTTAATGGTATCGCGTTGCTTAACGGCACTGTGAAAAGGTATCGGGATTAGTTCAACAATTGGAGAAGGGTTGTTGAAACCTTCTTCTTACACTTAAATCTAATGTAAGGATCTACTATGAGCGCCATAGCCAGTCTGTTTTTGCCAGATGCGCAATCAACCCCAGTCACGCACGAATTCAAGCATAGATCTCATTCTGCTACCTCTATTGTACTTTTCGATCCTGCTTCGCAGGGAACGGTAAGTATGTCACGATTGCCGTCTAAGAATAAAGCTGTGAAAAAGTACAGACTGAATATTAAATTGCCTCTGTTTGAAACAGTGACGGGAAATAACGCGGAAGGATACGTTGCAGCACCACGGATTGTGGGCTACGACGAAGCAGTGTGTGATTTTATGATACACACTCGTTCTTCGACTCAGCTTAAGCTCGACCTACGGAGTTACGTTAAAACTGTCCTTGGACATAGTGACGGAACAATGTGGTATGACTTACTGATATCTGACTTAATGCCGTTTTAACTTTCGGTATTTTAGTTAATTTTAAATCCTATATGAAAATGGGCATACGTTATGAAAAACGAAACTGTGTATAATATATTTAACCTATGGAGGCGAGATGAATCAGAACGATTCACCAGACGACTCGCGTGGTTTTGTGCATGTCGATCAGGATCAAGGGCTGAGGAATTATGTAATTTCCTTCAGGCTCGTGATTATGCGTCGATATGTACATATAGTATTGACTACAATTATAATGACGACCCTCGGGAACTTGCCTACGCTCGTCAGTGTCTTGCACTATTTACTAAGAGTGCAGATCTGAAGATTGCAGGAGTTGATCGGGATCGAAATTTCTTGGAGTCATTTATTAATACCGAACGACAGTGTCTTGACACCAATATACGGCTGTCTTGTTTATTTCAGTCAGAAGAATTGTTCTTCTGCGAGAACTCATTAGTTTATGATGTTTCCCGGAAAATTACTGAGATATTGCAGGACGCTCCGTCTATGGTGGATTTGGCACTTCGTTATGGTCCAGGGTTAAACGTTGGACTACCCAGCGCAGAAAATACATCTTCGCGTCATAAACTTGACGCTCAGGTGACGTTAACCGATGATATACGCCAAGAGCTCTTGGAAGAGCTGGCAGCGTGTCTTCCGCATCTAGACTTAAAAAATCTTAAGTATGTGGTTGGAAAACTATCAAAGGTGCCAAAAACCTGGAAAACTTTTCGTAGTATAGTTTTAGAATCGATCTTGAATGGCCTTGGCCAGTTAGGAATCGGTTCGGAATTAAAACTCCGACTATACGAAGGTTCTGATCGAATGATCGATTTAACTGATCAGTCACGGAACCGTTCTCTAGCGTTGTTAGGTTCCCTTACTGGGAAAATAGCAACAATAGACGTTGAGAATGCCAGCAATACATTAGCGTTGATGACGGTGTTTCACCTCGTTCAGTCAGAAGACTGGTTTAATTTATTAGATCAGTTACGTACTAGGCGGGTAGAGTATAACGGTCAAGTTATAAATTTGGAGATGTTTTCCTCAATGGGAAACGGCTTTACATTTGAACTCGAATCCATTATCTTTTATGCCATCGCATATGTTACTGTGTTGAAAGTCGGCG